GTTACTTTTGCATTACCTTCAATACGTTTAAAGTCTGGTAAAAATCTTCTTATACTCATTAAAAACTCACCGTCTCCTGGTACACCTGCATTACCATTTAGATCAAATTCTCCTGATTTAATAAATGAAGGTATGGCTGTTGTTGTACCATCTCCATTTGCTTGATTTACTCCAACTTCATGTCCATAGTAAATAGAAGCACCATTTGAAATCCCACTAACAACTGGAAAAGTTGGTGTGTCTGAAGCATTGTAATCTGTAGCATAAGGTTGTTCATAAACTGTTGAACCCACCCAAGTTGTTCTATCAAGAGTTCCTGTTGTCCAAACACCTTCATCAAAATTATAAGTCACTACTTTGTTTACAACAGAAGAGTTCGCAGAAGGGTAAAACCAATTAATTTCTGAGTATAGTTCATTAATACCACCAAATACTATTTGTCCTGAATTATAGTTTATTCCAGGATTGTTACCATCTGTGGTAAACACAAAATCTTCTACTAAACATGGTAGTGATTTAACTGTTCCATCGTAAACATAAAATCCTCCTGTTTTACCCATCCAAAAAACAGCACCATTAGCAAAAACTCCTGCATGTTGACCTAACAAACCATTGTTAGATCCTACTTTTCTAATACTAAATGTAAATGGTGGACCAACAAACTGCATTTCATACGCAGCAGTATCTGTTAAAACTAAGATATAATCTTTACCTTTAAAAGCTCCCACTATTCTTGTGCCATCGTCTAGTCTAAAAGTTCCTGCGGTGTTCGTTGATGTGGGTTCATAATCGGATAAACTTTCTTGGTCAGAAAATCTTATAAACATTTTGTCTTGTGTTGATGATGAACCAATAGTTGTTTCTGTGCCAAGATGAAATAAATGTCTGTCTCTATCAGAAACTAATGTCATTACTGATTTAGTAGGCATACCACTTCCTATAGTAGCTCTTGTTTGTAATGCATTAGAAGCAGTTGGATTCCAAGTAAAAGTTTTTCCGTTGTGTATTGTGGCAATTAATATATTACCAAAATTATCTAATGACCAGTTTGCTGGTTCGATAGTAACTGTGCTTGATGTTGAAGCATCGCCCCAACCTACGAAATCTGTAATGTCAGTTACAGTTGAACCATTAGCATGTTCAGCTGCAGTTGTGCCGTTGATACCTCGAGTAATTCCACTGATTGTGTTTGTGCCTGTAGTGTTAGTGGTGTAGCTCATGTCTTCAGAACCTATTCTTAGTTTACCGTTTGTTAAAGGTAAACTTGCTGTGCTTGTAAGGGTAACTGACGTTGCGCCAACAAGCATTACTCCCCCATTATTTATTGTTGTTGTTGAAGCTGCGACTGGTCTCCCGCCAAAATTAAATGTGCCCCAACCGTACCCATAAGTTTGATTTAAGGGTCCAACAGGCTCGTAAGGGTTTACATCTAATGTTCCGTCTGTAGAAACACCAGATTTAGTTTCAGCTGAAGGCATCGTTATTGTAAATGTTGTAGTTGTCGGAACCGTTTGTACTTCAAAAAGTTTATCATCAAAATCTGCAGCTGTGTAATCAGTGTTTGCAGTTGTGAAAGACCCTGCATTTGCAAAAGTTGTTATTTCACCAACCTGTAAATTGTGAGAGGAAGTTGTAGTTATAGTTACTGTTGCTGATCCGTTGGTCGTTGTTATGTTAGCTCCAGTAGAAAAATTAGTTGTCTCTAACGGAGTAATATCGTAGAAAGCACCTTCGTAATAAATAATTAGTACCTTATCAGTTCCTATTGCAGCGTATCTTTTACCATCAGTATCTGCCCAAACATGTTGTCCTCTAGCAGCTCCAACTATTTTATCATCTACTAAAGCTTCCCAACCACCTATTTTTTCAGGCTCGCCATATCTAAAACGTACATTGTCCCCATCCACCCAACGACCTTCTGCGTCTGCTGGCGTAGATTGTTTATCGAACCCTGGTGCTATTTTTACTTTTGCTAAAGGCATGCAAAGATTATAACACTTTATACTGACTAATTAAATATATTGAAAATCTTTATCTATCTCTTTTAAGACTAGGATCTGTAACGTCTTTTTCCTCTAGTTTTTTTATATCCTCTAGATTCCAATCCATAATAATTTTAAGAAGACTATTTCCAAATATCTGTAGACCTTCTGGTGTCAGAACTATCTTTCTATGTCTTAAAATTATCCAAACTTCTCTCCAACTAAACTTTATTTCAGCTTTCCCTGATGGTGTATGTTGTATTATTTTCATTTTTTTATTCCTAACATTACTCTTTTATCTTTAAACCATTCTTTGTGAGGACCGTTTTTATTTACATAATGTATAAAAACTTGAGAGTGCCAGTCACCTTTGAACTCTTCCCTCCAATGTTCAAGATCACATCCTTTATATATTACGGCATCTCCGTTTTCAAGTTCTAATTCTTTGCCTTCCATAAATATTGGCCATTTAACTCCACAAGAATTTATCTGTACAGTCACACTGTATTCACAAGAGGGTCTATCTGAATGTTTTTTTAAATCAGCACCATAAGTATACATTCTCCAAAAAGTATAGGTAGGTAACAATGTTAATCCAGTTTCTTTTTCCATTAAATCTTTTTTTGTAATTAATAATGAATCGGTTACAGGATCTCCATAAAACATAGTATCTCCCTGATCATTTTGTTTTAAATCAAAACTATCAAAATTAGCTCTATGTTTTAATCTTGTGTAATGAGTAAGAAGTTCCATTTCTTCTCTACAAAGAAAATTTTTAATTACTTTATATCCATTCTTCATTTCATCCATGATACTATTGAATACCTCACTCCTTTTGTTAATGGTGCAACTGCATGAGGAAACATAAAATTACTTGGCCAAATAACTAAATTTCCAGGCTTTGTTTCCATTTCAATTACTTTACCATCATCGTTAAAACATAAGGTTCCACCTTCGTAATCATTGTTAAGCATTAATATAGAACTATATTTTCTATTCATTCCTGGACCATCATCAACGTGAAATTTATAATGACCTCCTACCCCATACCTTAAGGCTTGCATATCAAATATCCCTGCTTGTTTAATATCAGGGAATTCTATAATGTATTTGTTCATCTGTTGAATTATTAAGTGGTTAATAAAATTAGCCCAATGAACATTACTTAAAGAATCGTGTTGGTTACTTAAACCTAAAATTTGTACATCTCTTACTTCTTTATCAACTTTGTCTTCTTTAGGACCTACTACAGCTCCCTCTACAAACTTTTTTTCAGCAAAAGTTTTATTCAAATATTGTATAAATTTAGAAATTATTTTTGGGTCAGGGATGGCTTGATAAGATCTTATATATTTTTTAAGAGACATAAACTCTTTTTATAATAAAATAATAAAAAAGTAAACTAGGATATGAATTGAATGTCGAACATTTCTGAGGATTCGTTATCTATCCAGTATCTAGCAAAAGTTGTTGTTATTGGAAAAGTAATACCTGATTTATCTACATTTTCTAAACCTGATTTTAAACCTTCTAGTCTCGTTTTTAAACTTGAATGTTCTGCTTGGTTTAAAAAAAGGCGTTTTTCAGTTAACGTTTTTTGAAGATTGTCTTGATATATTTGTATTATATTATCAAAATCATCAGATGAATGATTGTCAGGAGTTGGGTTTGGTACATCTTCAAAAACTACATTTTCTCCATCTAATATTGCTGTTTTTTCTCTAGCAATGTAGCTATGATAATCATCATCACTAATAGTTTTTAGTCTACCATCAGCTTTAATTAATTCGATATCACCTCTATGAATTTTAAGATCGTTTTCTTCTTTAGCAGAATTTACTGGATATCCGTTTATGTTAAAAATTATTACAGCCATTAGCTTAATTTATCCTCAAATATTAATATTGCACCTGGTCCACCTTCATTATTTCCTGGATTAGAACCAGTCGGTGTTCCACATCTTCCATAGACATTTGATGATTGAGGGTTGGCTGGTGCGAATGGATTAACAGGAAAGAACGCTTGAAATGCCGTTTGTATTGTGGGATCTGAACTTGGAACTCTAGTTGGTGCTGTAGGGAATGGAGGTCCTCCTGCAGTATTTGCTGCAGATAAATTTACTAATAAAGCTGGTCCTGAAGCGTCTCCTGGTGCTCCTCCTAAAGGTCTAGCTGCTTGCTCTGCTGGGGTTTTGTTTGGACCTGGAACAGAGCCTCCTGGGCTTCCTCCAGTTACAGTAACTATTGCTGGAGCTCCAAAAGTTGTGTCGCCACCCGCATTACCGTCTCCTGGTCCTGAAGCTGCTCCTCCTGCACCCACTGTTAATGGAGCAGAAAAAGGTGATGGAGCTGGTGAAGATACTGGTGTAGTAAATACTCCAATACCACCATTTCCCCCTGGTCCTCCAATTTGGTGACCAGATATAGTAGATCCTGATGCGCCTCCGCCACAAGCATAAATTAATAATTTAGTTGTGCCTGGTTGAGCATTATAGGTTTGAGTTGCTGGACCTGATCTAAAGAAAGTTCTAACCATATCGTTGCTACCAGCAGATCCTGTTGATGCTGCAGTAATTCTTCCGTCTTCGTCAACTGTAATATCAGCTGTTGTGTAAGACCCAGCAGTTACTGCTGTTGATTGTAATTGGTTTGGTCCAATTGAGTTTGCAGCCATTTTTGTTAAGGTTACGTTTGATTGTAAAATTTGTGCAGTACCAATTGCGTTTGGTGCCATTTTGTTTTGTGTCACATTTGATTGTAAAATTCCTGCAGTAACTACTGCGTTGTCTGCAATCTTAGCAGCAGTAATAGCATCATCTGCAACTTGTGCAGTTCCGATAGTTCCTCCAAGTGTATCTAAAGAAATTTCTTTTAAATTTGTTCCATCTGAATAAGCTGCATAAATTTTTGCAGCATCCAAAGTAAATCCTGTTCCTGATGCTGTTTTAATAGTTAAGTTTTCAGGGTTAGTTAAACCTGTTGCATCAAAGATATAAAATTTTTCAATACTATCAATTAAGTGTAACTTGTTCAAATCCTGCAATAGCTTGTTGAATTAAGTTTAAATTATTATTTGTATTATCACCCCATGTACCAGCGTTTTCGCCAGTTACCATTAATTCTAGTTTAAGATCTGTAGAATAACTTGATGCCATATATCTCCTATTTTAACAAAATTAAGCTGCTCGATCAACTGTAGTCCAAATATTATTTACACCAGGATCGATCTCTGCCCATGCTGTGATATTAGTTGATCCAATATTCGCTGTCAACCCTATACCAGAAACATCAATATTTGCAGTCCCTGTAGTCACCACAGATCCCACAGCACCAGTCAAACTAAATCCAGTGATACCTACTAGTTGTTCAGGTAATGATCCAACTGATCCTACGGATGATGTTAAGGCTTGACCTGTAACAGGCTCTACTGTGCTTTGTACTAAACTAATTGAACCTAAAGTTAGAGAAGCAGCTATACCTGTTACATCCACACCTATTTTTAATCCAGCTACTGTATTTCCAATTGAACCTGTTAATAATCCTGCTGTTGCAGGAGATTCTACTGTAGACTGAACTAAACTTTGTGATCCTTGTGAAAGGGTCATTGCATCTTCACCAACAAAGACGAAGATACTTGAATCAATTTGTATTGAATTTAAACCTTGAGTTATGGTTAATAAATCTAAACCTGAAACAGAAATAGATACGTCTGTTTTAGGACTTACAGCATTTATAGATGATGTTAAAGCTTGGCCTTGTGCTTGTGCTGAGAATGTATCACCCCAAGCTCGGTTACCCCAACCGCCTCGGCCCCAACCAATTTCAACTTTAGCATCAACTGATATTGAACCTAGACTTGCAGATAATGATTGACCACCAGCTAAAACAGAACCAGTTATGCCCCATGCACCAGAACCCCACTCTGCACGGCCCCAACCATTTACAGAACCTGCAAATTCTAATGTTCCTAATGTTGCTGATAGTGATATGCCTGAAAGTTCAGCAGCTGTAGAGCCTTGATCACTCCAAACTCCTGCGCCCCAAGTTTGTGCTCCCCATGTATTAGCCATGAAGAACTCCGAACGGAAGTCCCGCTACAGAAAACAAATTAGTAATGTTTGCCATAGCAGGCCCCTCCTTTAAGTTATGCGATTCTTAATATAGCTGCACTCGTTGTAAATGCTGGAAACTGAATAGTAAAAGTTCCTGCAGTTGCAGTTTTGTCACCGCCAAAATCTAAAACAGCCACAGCTTTATCAGCGTTAGTATCGTTGTAAATTAAAGCTCCTCTTGCCGTTAAAGTTACTCCCACAAAAGATAAATCAGAAAAATCTGTGATAGCTGTGTTTGTAGCTAAAGATGTTCCTGTGTTTACAAGTGCTGAACCACCTGAAGAGTATCCACCAGATGGTGAAGATACTTCGTTACCAGTTGTAAAAGATGTTGTCGATTTTCCTAAAGTAGCCGAGTTAGTGTACATTGATAGTTTAAATGTATTACCACCTGGGTTACTAAAATTGTGAGTTG